AGAAGAACAGTAAAAGTGATTACACATCAATACTTTCTGATTCTAAATTTTTTACTGAAAAAGATATGGTGACAACAGATGTACCAATGATAAACGTTGCATTATCTGGATCAATGGACGGTGGTTTGGCACCTGGGCTTACAGTATTGGCTGGTCCTTCAAAACACTTTAAAACATCATTTGCGTTAATCATGGCAAGTGCATATTTAAAAAAATATGATGATGCTGTATTATTATTCTATGATTCAGAGTTTGGTTCACCACAAGCATATTTTGAGAACTATGGTATAGATACAAGTAGAGTTCTACATACACCTATTACGAATGTAGAAGAATTAAAATTTGATATTATATCACAACTCGAAGGGTTGGATAGAGATGATAAGGTTATTGTAATAATAGATTCAGTTGGTAACCTTGCCTCTAAAAAAGAGTTAGAAGATGCAATAAACGAAAAATCAGTGGCAGATATGTCTAGAGCAAAAGCACTAAAAGGTTTATTTAGAATGACAACACCATATCTAAATATGAAAAATATACCTTTAATTGCAGTTAACCATACTTATCAAGAGATTGGCTTATTTCCAAAAGCTGTAGTTTCTGGTGGTACTGGTATTTACTACAGTGCTGATAATATCTGGATTCTTGGTCGTCAGCAAGACAAACAAGGTACAGAAATAAAAGGCTATCACTTTGTAATCAACGTGGAGAAGTCAAGATATGTTAAAGAAAAGTCTAAAATTCCTATTTCTGTTAGTTGGGACGGTGGTGTTCAGCATTGGTCTGGCCTGCTCGATGTTGCTATGTCTGGTAATTATGTTTCTAAGCCAAGCGCTGGTTGGTACTGCAGAGTTGATAAATCAACTGGAGAATTGGTGGAACCAAAAGTTCGAGAAAAAGACACATTAAATGAAGAGTTTTGGAAACCAATAATTGAAGAAACAGATTTTAAAAAATATTTAACTAACAAATATTCAATATTAAACTCTGTTAATTTAAGTAAATTGGATGAGCATTAATGGAAGAAAAAGTAGATTATGAAATTATTCCAGATAAAGCTGATGAACAAGCTTGGAATGTAAGAATTTTAACAGGCCCATATACAGAAACAGTGATTAAATATGGGACTGTTAAGTTTAATGAAATACCAAAAAATATGTCATTTAATTTTGATATCGTATCTTCGCCTGATGAAAGTTTAAGTGTAGATGATGTAGACTTACAAGACTTTGTTGGTCTTATGCTTGAAAAGATTATGGCTAAAGGTATAGAAGAAGGTACTGTAATAACAAAAGAGGTAGAAGATGGAAAAGATAACTAAGACAGAAAGATTAGTTTTATTAATGGACGAAATTGCAATTGCAAAAAGTAAATTACAACCACATGATACTGGTCACATTTATACTTCAATAAGCTACTTAGAAAGTAGAGTTGAAGAATTACAAAAAGAAATTGATGAAGGATTAAGAAAAGCTGCCTATGCCAACTAATTTAGAACAAACTATACTGCGTAATCTTCTTACTGATGAAGAATACATGCGTAAAGTATTACCATTCATAAAACCTGATTACTTTCAAGGTATATACAGAATATTGTTCAGAGAAGCTGGTAAGTTTGTTGCAAAATATAATAAACTACCAACTTCTGAATCATTTCAAATTGAACTTGATCAATCAGAAAAACTTAGTGATGAACAACATACTTTAGCTATGGATATAGTTCCACAACTTTTTACTCATGAAAAAGTTGATGGTAAGTGGCTTCTTGATACTACAGAAAAATGGTGTCAAGATAGAGCAATATACAATGCTATCATGGAATCAATATCAATCATTGATGGTAAACACGAAGAACTGACTAAAGGTGCTCTTCCTGATCTTTTAAGTAAAGCTCTTGGTGTTGCCTTTGATTTAAAGGTTGGTCATGACTATGTTGAAAATGCTGATCAACGTTTTGAATTTTATCATACTGAAGAAGATAGATTACCTTTTGATTTAGAATACTTCAATACAATTACAAAAGGTGGTGTTCCTCGTAAGACATTGAATATAGCATTAGCTGGTACAGGCGTAGGTAAATCTCTATTCATGTGTCATGTTGCTGCATCATCATTAGTTCAAGGTCACAATGTTTTGTATATTACTATGGAAATGGCAGAAGAAAGAATTGCTGAAAGAATAGATGCTAATTTATTAAATGTACCTATTGATCAACTTGATAAAATGTCAAAAGATATGTTTACTACAAAAGTAAAAGATATTGCTCGTAAGACGACTGGTAAGTTAATTATTAAAGAGTATCCAACTGGTTCAGCACATTCAGGTCATTTTAGAGCTTTACTTAATGAACTTAAACTTAAAAGACAATTTGAACCTGATCTTATATTCATTGATTATCTTAATATATGTGCAAGTTCTAGAATGAAAGGAATGGGCGGTGCAATCAATTCATACTCTTACATTAAAGCAATTGCTGAAGAATTACGTGGCCTTGCAGTCGAATTTGACGTACCGGTCTTCTCTGCAACGCAAACGACTCGTTCTGGTTATTCTAACTCGGATGTTGGGCTTGAAGATACAAGTGAATCTTTTGGATTACCCGCTACAGCGGATTTAATGTTTGCTCTTATATCAACTGAAGAACTTGAAAAACAAGGTCAGTTCATGGTCAAACAATTAAAGAATCGTTACAACGATCCAACGCTTCATAAAAGATTTGTAGTTGGTGTTGATCGTAGTAAGATGCGATTATATGATGTAGAAGAAAATCAACAAACATTAACTGACGACACACCAGTTTTTGATAAAACTCCAACTGGTGAACGATTTAAGGATTTCAAGTTATGATAGCAAAATTAATTTCGTATAGCAAATCATCTGAATTTGAAAGTTATGATAGTAACGAATATGGACCACTTGATGTGCAAGACTTAATTGCTTTTTGTGCAAGAGTTTCTAATCCATCAGGCCAACTAAATACTGAAACTAATGAAAAGCTTTTAAAATATCTTATTAAGCATCAACATTGGTCTCCGTTTGAAATGGCAAGTGCTTGTATTGAAATTAATACTACTAGAGATATAGCCAGACAAATACTTAGACACCGTAGTTTTAGTTTTCAAGAGTTTAGTCAAAGATATGCAAACCCAGTAAAGGAGTTACAATTTGTTACAAGAGAAGCGAGAATGCAAGACGATAAGAATAGACAAAGTAGTATCGAAGTTGATGACGAAGCTTTCCAACTCGATTGGGAAAGAGAACAAAGGCGAGTCATATGGATGTGCAAACAAGTCTATGAAGCTGCAATCAAAAAAGGAATAGCTAAAGAAGTTGCAAGAGCAGTATTACCTGAAGGTTTAACCACATCAAGGATTTATATGAATGGAACAATAAGAAGTTGGATTCATTTCATTGAATTAAGATCAGGTAATGGTACTCAAAAAGAATGTAGTGAAGTTGCAAGAGCTTGTGCTGAAGCAATATCAAAAATATTTCCGATGGTGAAAGGGTTTGTGAATGAATGATAAAGAACCAGAAAGATATTATGATTGGATGCTATGGAAGCTCAGACAAGATGCTGAGTGGAAATCCATAAAACAAAAAACAAGAGAACCATTTATAAGACAACTTTTAAAAATGGATAGTTTGGTACTTGCTTTAATCTATACTACAGGTCATATCTTTATTGCCATGAATGTTGTATATTTTATGACAGGTGCTAACTTATGGGAAGCTGGTGCTGTGGCTCTTGTTGAACCAATAATAAATGGTTGTTGGTTTTTTGTATTACATATATTATGGAAAAAAATACAAAAAAGATGAAAAAAAAGGTGTACATTCCTTTAAAACTGGTGTATAATAATACTATAAAATTAAAAAGGGAGTTTATATAATGGGTATACACATCGGACCACACGATCGATCATCTTCATGGATTGGCAGATTCGATCCTCAAAATCCTCAAGATATGTTAGAATATGAAATGGTTAAATCTGTTGCAAAAGCCTGCAATTCATCTGACAGAAAGTTTAGAGTTGAGAAGAAAGGTAGAAAACCTACTAAAGGTTTTACTTACTTCGGTGATCCTATAGGAGGTATTAAAAATGCTACATTATGGGATGTCTATGTGTATAGGAGATATTCATGATTATTGTTGACTATAGTGGCATAGCATTAGCTAGTATTATTATTAATAAAACTAATGATGAACAACTTATTCGCCATATGATACTAAATTCTTTACGCATGTATCGTAAAAGATACAAAGAAGAATATGGTGAAATGGTTCTTGCTGTAGATGCTTCAAACAACTGGCGTAGAAAAGCTTTTCCACAATATAAAGCTAATCGTAAAAAGGGTAGAGAAGAATCCTCATTCGATTGGAATGAAGCGTTTAGAATATTAAATCTTGTAAGAGAAGAAATATTAGAAAATCTTCCATATAAAGTTATTCGAATCGATGGTTGTGAAGCTGATGATGTAATAGGTACATTAGTTACTATGAAATCAGAAGTAGAATTTAATCCAGAAAAGATTATGATTGTATCTTCTGATCGTGATTTTTTACAATTACAAAGATTTCCAAATGTTAAACAATTTTCACCATTAAAGAAAAAAGAAATGATAGAAGCTAATCCAAGATTATTTCTACAAAATCATATCATACGTGGTGATAAAGGAGATGGTGTACCAAACATATTATCTGACGATAATGTATTTGTTGAAGGGTTTAGACAAACACCTATGACACAAAAAAAAGTTGATGCACTTATTGAAGATGTGAATGAAGGTGAATTACTTTATGCAGCATCTTGGTATAGAAATTACTGCCGTAATAAAAAATTAATTGATCTAAGCGAAACACCATCTGAACTTAAAACACAAATTATAAATACTTATAATGAACAAGATCCTGGTCCTAAGACAAGTAAAGTACTTAATTACTTAGTGGCCAAGCGTTGTAATAATTTGATTGAAAGTGTACAGGAGTTTATTTAATGAAACAATATGTTTTTGAAGTTTTAGAAGAAATGTCTAAACAAAGAAGTAAAAATGATAAAGTTCGTGTTCTCAAAGAAAATGAGTCATGGGCTTTAAAGGACATTATAAGAGGATCTATGGATACAACAATTGAATGGAATTTGCCTGAAGGTGAACCACCATATGTTGCATCTGCAGCACATAATCATCCAACTAATCTTACAAGGCAAAATTCACAATTTAAATATTTTGTGAAAGGTGGACAAGGCGATAAAATGCCTAAGTTTAAAAGAGAACAGATATTCATAGGAATACTAGAAGGCGTACACCCTGAAGATGCTAAACTAGTTATTAATATGATTAATAAAAAGAAAATTCCAGGAATTTCTAGACCAGTTGTAGAGGAGGCCTTTCCAAATTTACTTAAAGACTAACTCTGCAACCTTTTTGAAAGGCAAAGAGATGGTACTACAACAACTTGAAAAACACTACGGACTAACATTTAAAAAAAGAGGTAGGATTAATCGAATGGAAAAAATAGATAAAAAAAGAAATTTCATAAGAAAAAAAGTCAAGTTGATGAAAATACTGGAGAATAAATTTCAAATCAATTAAAAAAATAACTGTTTACAAACCGCGAAAAACATGATACAATTATATTATTTAAAAGGTGAAAAGTATGAATATTTTTATATTGGATAAAGATCCACAAAAAGCAGCCATGATGATGTGTGATAAGCATGTGCCTAAGATGATTATCGAATCTGCACAAATGCTATGTACTGCACATAGACTTCTTGATGGCAAACCAGAAAAACGAAGATCTCGTTCAGGTAAAACTGTTCAAACTTATTATTCGTTTGGCGATATGCGCGATGATATTTACTATGCAGCTGTACACAAACATCATCCTTGCACTGTATGGACAATGGAAAGTAAAGACAATTACAATTGGCATTATCATCATTTTGTTTCTCTTGCTAAAGAATTCGAATTTCGTAGAAATAAAAAACACGTTACATTCGAAAAGTTAGGTGTTGTACTCGCTGCACCGCCTATAAATATACCAGAAGCTGGTCTTACTGAGTTTGCTCAAGCAATGTCTGCTTATCCTGACTGTATAGTCCAAGGTGATGCAGTACAAGCTTACAGAAACTACTATCATAAAGCTAAACCATTTGCTAAATGGGATTGGGGTAGACCAGCACCAGATTGGTGGGAAGGATATCAAGGTGCCTAAGTATACAGTAAAGCCTTTAGAAGAAGGCGATGAATACGATATTGAGTGCAGTTCAGAAGAATTAGAAGCTTATCTTAAAAAATATAATTGCATAAAAGTACTTAAATTTCCAGGCGTAATTGCTGGTCATGGAAGTCTCCTATCAAAAACAGATAACGGATGGAAAGACAATCTTCAAAGAATTAAACAAAATTCTGGGAAAGGTAATACCATCAAAGTATAGGAGACTAAAATGAATATGTTTTTCATTGTAGTAACATTTGTTATGTCTACTCCTAATGTAGATAGACCAATATATATTTTTTCAGAACCTTCATTTGATAATTATATTAAATGCTATGAACATGTACAAAAAAATAATATGAATATGTTTAGATCTGCGGCCGGTGCTTACAATTTTAAATTACAACCAGAAGCTATATATTGTCTAAATGAAAAAGCAGTAAAAGAAATATTCGATTATAATGAAAATCCAGCAGAAAAGAAAAATATATAAAATATGATAAAACCAGATTATGAAATTATTGATGATTTTGTTCCAGATTATACTAATGAGCATATTAATAAAGTTTTAAGTGGTATTCATTTCCCTTGGTTTTTAGCAGATAAAGTTAAAACAAAAAACATAGAAAATGAATTACAAAATAATCAGCTTTTCCATTTGATTTACTTTTATAAAGATCTTTATAAAAGTAATTATTATTCTTTAATTGAACCTATTTTAAAAAAACTTGATATTGATATTTTGTTAAAAGTTAAAATTAATTGTACAACATATACTGATAAAATATTTGAATTTCCTTTTCACGTAGACACAGAACATAAAGCAAAAACGTGTGTATATTACGTTAACGATAATAATGGTTATACATATTTTAAAGATAATTCAAAAGTTTATAGTAAAGCAAGAAGATTAATTAAATTTGATTCTCATCATTTACACTCCGGAACAACAAGTTCAAACACTAAATACAGATTCGTTATTAATATAAATTATATACCTAAAGAAATGATCACATATGACAAAGAGATTTAATCATGAAAAAATTGATATCGGCTATGAAGATCTTATCGCCACAACTACCGACACTGGGAGAACTTACAGTACTCCTGATGGCAAGTCTTATCCTAGTATCACAACAGTTCTAAGTATACTGTCTGAAGATGCTATAAGAGCGTGGCGTGAAAGAGTTGGAGTCGAACAGGCTGATATAATCAGTGGAAAAGCATCGAGACGTGGAACAAAAGTCCATAGTATTGTAGAGAAGTATTTAAGCAATGAAGACACAACACAAGAATTGCCACACATCAGGCAGAGTCTCGCAAATCTCAAACCTGTACTTGATAACAATATTGGAAAAATATATGGTCTCGAGGTGCCACTATTTAGTCATCACCTCAAACTCGCAGGACGGTGCGACTGCATCGCTGAGTACAATGGAGTACCCTCAATAATTGATTTTAAAACTTCTAAATACATTAAGAAGAAAGAAAGAATCACAAACTATTTCGCACAAGGTGCAGCATATGCAATCATGTGGGAAGAAAGAACGGGCATGTCAATACCAAACATAGTTATTATTATGGACGTTGATCATGAAAAACCGTCTGTGTTCGTAGAACACAGAGACAACTGGACTAAATTATTAGAGGATACAATTGATGAATATAGAAAACGAAAGCTTTTTGGACACTAACATGCCTATAGGATTAACAAGAATAATTCAATTAAGATTTGAGTTTGAAGAGATCACTAGAGGCTACAATATGGAAGTATCTGGTTCTGATATAAATACTATAGAATGGTTTATTGAAAATGGCCACAGGTCAAATTCACTTCGTGATGGATTTAATGATGCATTAAACATAGCGAAGAAAATAAAGGAGTTCTATAATGAGCGAAGAAGAGTTGAAGAAAGCGGGCTTTCATCCCGCGGATACTAACGGTGATGGTACTGTTTCTGAAGAAGAACAGGCGATGTATTTGGAATTTAAAAGGAAAGAAATGGAAGACGCAGACGCACAAAGAGATGCTATTAGAAAAATGGCATGGTTTGCTCTATTTGGATTGTTATTATATCCAATTGGGATTTTTATAACTTCTGCATTTGGGCTATCTGAAGCAGCAGGATTAATTGCTGATATTGCACCAACATATTTTGCATCTATTGCTGTTTTAGTTTCAGCATTCTTTGGCGCTGATGCATTAAAAGGTAAAGCGAGTAAACCAGCACCAAAAAAATAAAGTAAAAGGATTTTGTTATGAAAAGGTTGATATATCAAGTTTACACTGGTAAAAAATCGAGGCTGTATGATCACTGTACAGCCTCTGTTAAATTATATGCTGAAGAAATTAATAAAACTGAAAAACCTCAAAATCGTGTTGACTATATAGTTCAAACAATTCCAAAAATGATGATTAAACCAGACGTATTTGCTACAAATCGTAGTAAAGAGTCATATGAAAAATACGGTGGATTTCTACCAATATATGAAAAAGAAAATGCCTTTGATTACTGGAATAAATACGATCAAATTGCTATCATTGATGCAGACATCTGGATAAGACCAGGATCACCTAACATATTCGATGAACTAGATCCTGAATCTGATTTTGGTGGTGTTGTGGAAAGATCTGCTCCTATTCTCCCTTGGTACAAACAAAAGCTTGCTGGATATACAAGAATGCAGTACAGCGATCTTAAAGATGTTGATTGGAAATGGAATGACGCTGGTGGCCATTTTTATAATATGGGTCTTATGTTATTAGATAGAAATATTAAAAAATATTTAAAAGATCAGACTGGAAAGCAATTTATTGAAAGACCTGAATTTAAAAAATTTGTTGACGGACTAGGCGCATGGAAGTGGAGTACTGATCAAACTCTTTTAAATTATTGGGTTAAAAAAGAAAATATGATTCAGAAAGAATTACATTGGAAATGGAATGCGTTATTCACTGCAATACCAGATGATAAAATTAAAGAAGCACATTTTGTACACTTCTTTCTTAAAGACAAATTACCAAACAGCGGTGAAAATATTGAACAATTAATGGAGAAAGTGATATGAGTTGGAGAGATCCTAATTTTGAACCTGCTAAATCTTTTACGATAGATATTAGTATTGCTGAATATATTGATAGATATTCTATATTATTAATAAAAAAAGAAAAAGGCTTAGATGTAGAAAGAGAATTAAATCAATATGAAAGCCAGGATCTTACTCATGACGGATTTGACCATTACTTAGGAATTATGAGAGCAATTAACGAAGAGTTATGGGATTTAGAAGATCGTAAAAGAAAAAGCGTAGAAAGATATAGTAAAGAAGAAGCTGATACAGCTTTTTTAATTACTCAAATTAATGATTTACGGCATGAAACAAAAAAACGCATTGATGTTTATTTTGGTAGTGCGTTTACAGAAAAGAAAAGCCATTGAAGCATTTAGCATTAAGATCAAAGAGCGTAAGAAGCGGTGATAGACCTTACACTACACCTGGTTTAGGTGATAGAGTTCATAGCGCTATGATAGCATATCAATACGGAAAAGCACACAACTCTTCAGTTACAATTCATATCACTGATGATAAATGGAGTATTGCAGGCGGCGTACCTTCTGCCAAAAAGAAAAAATCTTGGATAGAAATATTAGCTTTATTTCCTAGTGATTCATTATATTTAGAACCACATCCAGTTGAAAATTTAACTGAAGTTGAATGGATTAAATATTTAAAATCTAAAGGTCATGATGCATACATATATCATTATGAAGATACAATTCATATGCATCCTAATGAAACACGTGTTGGTATTGAAATGTCTCAGTATATAAAACAGCTACCTGAATTAGAACCAATAATTAACAATACGTGGTTACCTGATGAATACATCACCGTTCAATGGGATTCTACAGATCCTAAAAGAACACTATCGCAAGAAGCAAGAAAAAAAATACACGATAAGTATGGTGTTATTCCATTATATGTTGGCGGAGAAGGTAAAGGATTGTTGAAGACATCATTACCTCATATTGGTTTTGCCATAAAAAACGCAAAATTTCATGTTGGAAGTGATTCAGGCATGATGCATGTTGCGCAACTATATAAGAAGTATGAAGATATTCATATATATGATACAGATGATTCATATAAATCTCACCATTTAGTAAGAGCAATTAATAACGGAAGTAAATATTTTAAGGTATAACTATCATGATGGCAACTCACACAAATAAAGATTCTCAAAATATAATGCATTTAATAAAACCCGATACAGTTGGTGCAGAAATTGGAGTTTGGTTTGGTAACACTTCAACACAATTTGTAAAAAAAGGTTTAAAAAAATTCTATATGGTAGATTCATATTCTATAGAGCCATATAAAGAAAATAGTGAGATGTCATTTCAAGAATATCTTGCCAAATATTCTAAAATAACTGGAGAGTTTTCTCCAGCTGGTTTCGAAAAATATTATGATAGAGTCTTTGCTGAAGTGAAATCTAGATTTAGAACTTTTACTGAAGCTGAAATATGTCGCATGTCTTCTGATGAATGGTTTGAAAAATATAATGATGTAGAACTTGATTGGATTTATATTGATGGAGATCATTCATATGAAGGATGTCTTAGAGATTTAGAAAACGCTATAAAGATTGTAAAACCAGGTGGATTAATACTTGGTGATGATTATGGTTGGCCTAATTCTAAATGGCAAAAACCTGGTGTAACTAAAGCAGTTAATGAATTTATAAATAAAAATGAATTAAAAATATTTAAACACGGACAAACACAATACGAAATTAGAATATGATAAAATTAATAGTATTTGATCTAGACGGCGTATTAATCGATAGTAAACAAATTCACTATAAAGCTTTAAATGAAGCTTTAGGTTCTAAATATGCTATAAGCATTGAAGAGCATTTAAGCACATACGATGGATTATCAACTAGAACAAAACTTAATATGCTTACATCTAACAAAGGTTTGTCAACAGATAAACATTCTACTATAGCAAAGGATAAGCAAAAAGCTACTGTAGAGATTCTTAAAAACACAGTAAAACCTCGAGATGATTTCATCAACATGTGTAGAGAGTTAAAAGATAGAGGTTATATTCTAGCGTGTGCGAGTAATGCTGTACGTGAAACTGTAAAGATGAGTTTAATGCAATTGCGTCTCATTGAATATTTTGATTTCTGGTACAGCAATGAAGATGTACAAAAACCTAAGCCACACTTTGAAATGTATTTTAAAACTATGTTAAAAGCAAATGCAAAACCTAGTGAAACTCTTATAATCGAGGACAGCCATATTGGAAGACAAGCAGTGTTAGATAGTGGTGCACATTTACTAGCAGTGGAAGATACACAAGATGTTTATTTAAGTAAAGTATTAGATAAAATAGAAGAAGCAGATAAAACCCCCAAACAAAATATACCGTGGAAAAGTAAAAAAATGAATGTATTAATACCGATGGCTGGTGCTGGAAGCAGATTTCAAGAGCAAGGATATACGTTTCCAAAACCTTTAATTGAAGTAGGTAATAAACCTATGATACAAGTTGTAACTGATAATTTAAATATTGATGCTCATCACATTTATATCGTACAAAAAGAGCATTATGAAAAATTTAATTTAGAAATTGTTCTAAAATTAATTAAACCTAATTCTACAATAGTTCAAGTTGATGGTATCACTGAAGGAGCTGCATGCACTACTTTATTAGCTCGAGAATTCATTGATAATGATGACCCTCTTATAATTGCAAATTCTGATCAATTTGTTGAATGGAATAGTAATGAAGTTTTATATGCATTTAGTACTGAAGGCATAGGTGGCGGCATACTCACCTTTAAAAGCACTCATCCAAAATGGAGTTATGTAAAATTAGATAAAAATGGATTCGTTAGCGAAGTAGCAGAAAAACAACCAATTTCTGATAATGCTACTGTTGGTATATACTATTGGTCTCGTGGAAGTGATTACGTAAGTTGTGCTGATGAAATGATAGAAAAAAACATTAGAACAAATAATGAATTTTATGTTTGCCCGGTATTTAATCAGTTTATAGAAAGAGGCGGAAAAGTTAGAATTAAAAATATTCATTCCGACGGAATGTGGGGACTAGGAACGCCTGAAGATTTAAATCATTTTTTGAGTAATTATAATAAGGATGTATAATGAAACCCGCGATTTGTGTTTCTGGTATAGCCAGAGGAAATATTGAAAAAAATATTAATAATTTAAAAAAAGCATTTCCAGAAGTGCCTATTTACTTTTCAACATGGACAGAACACAAAAATAGCATATCAGAAAAATATAATTCAACATATCACAATGAACCAAAAATTAATTATAACCCTTGGTTAGAATGCGTTATTGATCCACCTCATGTAAAATATAAAGCATACAAAAAAGCTTTTATTGATAAAATGAATGGAAGTTTAGCGGACAACGCAAAAACACATAACAAATTACTTCATCATACAAAACAAATTATAGGTCATGCTTATCAATTAGAACACGATGTTCCGGAAGAATATGACATGATTATAAGAACAAGATGGGATACTATAGTGTCTACTGTAGTTGATTTTAGTTATTATTTAAATAAATCATATGAAGAAAATATTGCTATAGGCTTTTCAGTTCGTGGTGGTAGACATACCGATCTTAATAAATTTAAAGATATTGAGCATGTTTACATTACTGAAGATACAGATCAAACTTGGAGTAGAGATTGGCATTGTTGGATAAATGATAATATGATATTTCACCCTAGAAAATTATTTGATACTAAACGAGTTCATCAATTTAATGAAGAGAGAAAATTATGGCCGGCTGAATACGGGTGGTATCAAATGTTAAGTGTGATGAATAACCACCATTGCGTGTATGGTGGAGCTGCTATTGAAAGATTTGTTCGTGCTTAATACTTTGTTTCAAAGATATAAATCAAATAGACAAAAATATTCTTTATTTTATGAAAAAGAATTATTTAAAATTAGGCATAAACCATTAAATTTATTACAAGTTGGTGTAGAAAGCAGTATACCAGTTTGGAATAAATTTTTAGATAGATCTAACATATATTGTATTGATAAATTTGATAAAAGAGAGCCAAATAAATATTATTATCTAAACGAAAAAAGAATATATTGGTCAAGATGCAATATCGATGATCAAAAGAGCATAAATGATATTATGAAAAATGTATGGAATAACCCTAGATTTGATATTATTATTGATAATGTAAATAATTTTGCACTTACTCGTTATGAGTATTTAAGAAGATATTGCATTGGTAAATACTATATCGAAGATGGTGATGACATAAGGATAATGAAATGAAAGCATTTGCTATAGTAGTTCCAAGCAATAATATATCAATGTCCGGATTTAATGAACTTAATGAAAGCTATAAAAAATATGGTCATGCCGAAGGATTGGAAATGCATGAGGCTATTGAGCTTCATAAAGTTGAAGGATTTTGTGGTGGTAATGGATTAGTTTGGAATTATCCTTTAGAAGGTCAAATTTCAGATATCAAGAGTGGTTTAATTAAATCAGCATATCAAACAGCAGATTTAAGAAAACGTATGTCATGTTTTTTAAGTCATTGGTATCTTTGGCAAAAATGTAAAACACTTGATGAAACAATTTTAATATTAGAACATGATGCACGATTTATAAAAAAACTACCAGCTGATAGCACATTTGCAAGAGCAAATTACGATATCATTGGAATAAATGATCCATCAATGGCTACACGCAAATCAAAAGTATATCATGATAAAATATTAGAACGTTCTGAATTTTTTCAACCAGTTCCTAGAATAGATGAGTTTAATGTACCACAAGGTTTAGCTGGAAATTCAGCATATGTTATTAAACCAGAAGGTGCTAAACTTATGATTGAATTAACACAAGAGTATGGTATGTGGCCAAATGATGCTTTAATGTGTTATCAACTCGTGCCAAGACTTGGCGTAACACGTAATTTCTACACAAGAATACAAGGATTGAGGTCAACGACAACACTATGAAAATGTATGTAATAACAATAATGGATAATGAGAGATCAGTTCAAGTTGCTGATAGATGTATTAAAAGCGGTAAAGTTTTTGGATATAATATTAAAAAACATAAAGCATATACTCCGCAAAACTGTGATGTGTATGAAGAATTGAAGAAACTTAAATATGGTTCTGGACCATTTCATGAAAAATATAGTAGGCCAGAGAACTGTATAGCAGGATTTTTGAGTCATCATAGTTTGTGGCAAAAGTGTGTAAGATCAAAAGAACCAATAGTAATATTTGAACATGATGCTGTGTTAGTCGGTGACATACCACAAATGATGATGTTTGATATATTAAATCTAGGTAAGCCATCTTATGGTAAGTTTAACACACCATCTTATATAGGTTATGGATCATTAGTTTCAAAACCATATTTCCCTGGTGCACACGCATATAGATTAACACCGAAAGGTGCACAAGAATTAATAGATGAATGCGTATTCAGCGCAGGTCCAACAGACATATACATACATTCAAGTAAGTTTACTTTAGGAGAATATTATCCTTGGCCAGTAGAAGCAAGAGATAGTTTTACTACAATACAACAAAAAGCAGGTTGTTACGCTAAACATAATTATGGTGAGACATATGAAATCATTTGATGAAGCTTTTTTGACAGGTTGTGATGAAAGCCATGAATGGATGCTTCCTTGGTTTTTTAAAAATTACAAAAAACATTGCAATAAACCTTTAATATTTTCTGATTTTGGGTTAAGCGATTTAGGTCGGGCAATAGTACGTAAAAATGTGCATGCAGTGATGAACCTAGGTGAAATTGAAGAGTATAATTGGTTTAGAAAACCGTTATCAATGTGGAAATCTCCTTCTAAAAAAACAGTGTGGATTGATTTAGACTGTGAAATTAAAGAAAACATTGATGATATATTTGATTTATTAGAACCAAATAAACTTGCAATGGTTGAAGATAAACCTTGGACTAAAAGAAGAGGTCATAAGTGGCATAATTCAGGTGTTGTAGGATTTATAGATAAACCTATAATATTATCGCAATGGTGCGGCGCAGTTAGAAAATATTATAAAGAAGAAAAAGGCGATCAAGAAGTATTAGATAGAATTTTAACACCTATCACAAAAATTAGTTTAATTAAAGATTTACCAAATGAATATAATGTAATGAGAATACAAACTGAGCTAGATGGATATGACGGTAAGATTAAAGTTATGCATTGGACAGGCAAAAAAGGTAAAGATAAAATTAGAGGTATGTTATGAAAACAGTTCATATAATAGGAAATGGTGATCAAGCAAGTTTATTTCATAAAGAACAAAGAGTTGGCATGAAATTAACGTGTAATATACCGCCTTGGCCAGTAAATGGCGTATATGGAACTATTATGGTAGATTTTAAAATGATGAGAGCTTTACACGAAGGTACGTTAACTATTCCTGGTGATTGGATATTAGGTATGAGACCTAAAGTCTGGATGGATCAACAACCAACTTTTTATGTTAAACATGCTCATCAAGTCAAAGAATTTTATACAGTTTTACCAAAGTACGCAGGAAATTACACAAACTTTAATTGTGGTCATATGGCTGTTCATTATGCAGCAAATAAAGTTAAAGCTGATGAAATTCATATGTATGGATTTGACTCTATCTTTGATTTTAATCTTCGAAGTTGTTCTGATTTTTATCTTGAATCTGATAGAGGAAATATGAATACAAATAGACTAGCAAACAATTGGCGTCCAGTATGGGAAAATATGTTTAAAGAATTTCCTAACACAAAATTTGTATTACACCATATTCATGATGCTATTAAAATTAAAGTCACAAATAATGTGCATGTAATAAAATATGATGAAAAAGCTAACATGGCTTAATTAACATATTAACTAAAAAAATACAAATAAGTGAAAAAAACGGTGTACATTCCCTGATTTTTAGTGTATAATAGTATTATAAAATTAAAAAGGGAGTTTAAATTATGGCTAATATAAAAAATTACATGATGGATATCGAAGAGAAAGTTTTTGGTTTAGATCTCGAGAAAATCATTACTGAATCAGAAAATACTTCAGAAGCCAAAGCATCAGTTATTAAACAACTTGGTTTTACAAATTCATTTGATATTGGTATCGCATCAGATGTTGTAGATAATTCTTGGAATGAGTATTGGGGTGACTATGTTTAAGAGTTTCCTTGTCACAATTGCAGCATTAGTTTATAGTATATCAGCTCAAGCAGACATCTCTAAAAATTTAGAAGCAGAATGCATAGCAAAAAATATGTATTTCGAAGCTCGTAATCAATCACTTAAAGGTATGATTGCTGTAGGTCATGTAACAATGAATAGAGTTAGTGATCACAGATATCCTAATACACCATGCAAAGTTGTATATCAAGCACAGCATTCTAAATGGTGGTTAGAGACACATGGTAAATGGCATCCATTAAAAAACAGATGTCAGTTCAGTTGGTACTGTGATGGTAAGAGTGATAAAATACCACCACAAGATATTGAGCTTTATAAACAAATACGTGGAATTGCTCAAAGAATATATTATGGTTATGATTCATTTTTGATATATGATTTCACAAAAGGTGCTACTCATTATCATGCTGATTACGTGTATCCAGATTGGGCAGAAAGTAAAACACAAACTGTTACTATAGGTAAACACATTTTTTACAGATGGGAAAAATAATGACTGATATAGATTTAATGATAGCTAAATTTATTGTAGAACACCACGGCCATAAAATAGAACCTGGACAAATACATGAAAATAATCAAACAGTTATAGACTGGATTAATAACGCTAAACAAAGGATAAACGCGAATGAATGATATAAGCTATAAATTTAATGAAAACTTATATGTTGATGAGATTAAAGAATACATAGACAAAACATATACAGGTCATTATTCTCGAGATCAATTTCAAGCAACTGAATTTATAGTTGATGGTGGTCATGGCACTGGCTTTTGCGTTGGTAATATTATGAAATATGCTCAAAGATATGGTAAAAAAGGTACGAAAGAAGATGCTCGTAAAGATTTACTTAAAGTTCTACACTATGCAATAATACAGCTACATGTTCATGATATAGCTGAATTTGATAGTATGGGTTATACTGACTAGTGTCAAAAAAATGACAGTAATATTGTGACAAGTTATTGTAGTGTCATTTTTTTGACATTATATAAATAATAATGTATAAATAAGACTTTAATAAATATTACTATATATGACAGAGAGAGAATCTATGATTAAAAAAATATTTATTTACAGTCTAGCTGTATTCTTCATTGGCGTGGCTAATGCAGAAACAATAGTAACGGAAAGCACAACAAACAGTAAGATTATTACTGAAGGAAACATGGAAACAACTGTAAAATCACCGCCACCGAGTGCTATATCACCACAGTTTAGTAGTGGTAGTAATAGTGACTTATGTACAATAGGTGTTGCCGGTGCAGTGCAAACACAAATACTTGGTATAAGTGCTGGTACTACATTTACAGAAGAAAATTGTATACGACTAAAGAATGCAAAAACATTATATGATATGGGTATGAAAGTAGCTGCAGTGAGTGTAATGTGTCAAGATAAAAAAGTATTTGATGCTATGATGATGGCAGGTACTCCGTGTCCATATGATGGAAAAATTGGTGAAGCAGCTAAAATTGGTTGGGAATCACATGAAGATAAAAAGAAACACGAATTAAACGGAACGGACAAAAAACTAGATGTTAAAGAAACTGCTACTTGGAGCATTGGTGGGATTCTTACCCTCTTATTGTTACTCTGATAATATCGCACCTTACTATGGCACCACTGGCAATGCCGCTCAAAGTGGTCATAGTTGGAGTATGAAAGACGTTTTGCCGGCACCGCCAGGATTAGATATTAATAGTGTATTTTATCGATACACTGCAAATAAAAATCCAGAAGATGATATGAAAGTTCATGTGCAGAATAAAAATGCAAATGGAACTGGTTATATCTTTAGAGATACGGAAGATTGGTCAGCATCCCCAGGTGGCATAGAAGTAAGAAAACTTATTGGTATTGCAGATATTCCAAGAGAAGCATGGGGTGATGGTTCTATAGAAGTAGAAGGTACTGGTACTGTAGAAGACGCAACTGTTATCTATAGTTACAAAGTCGATCCGTGTTATGATCCGCAGTTTAGTCCTAGTTGTCCAGGATATAAAACGCCAGTGCCTGTTGTACCTACAGTGAGTTTAGATGATTTATATGATGCCACAAAGGATGAATTTGTAAATTTAAATGATGAAGAAAAGGTATCAATAGAAGAAAACGAAGAAAGATTAGCCGAGGAAGAAGAAAAAGAAAAAGAAGCAGAAGAAGAAAAGAAGCGAAAATATAGATTAGAAAAATTAATGTCTGTATCAGATGCTGCAGCATTATTTGCAGAGAATCAAAGAATAGAACAAATGAATAATATTATGCAAGATCAATTGAATAATACATATCTTGCTGCAACTATTCCAGGCGGACAGTATAAAGAAACAATTATTTTGGTAGATAAAAAATTACCAGATAGTAAAGCCGGATTAAGAAACGGTTTAGCACAACAGATATTGCATGAGAAAATGATTTCTAAGCAATACAAATAGGAGAGAAAAATGCTCAAAAAAGCAGGTATTATTTTTGCTATGAGTTTATTCACATTATCAGCATATGCGGTTGATGTACCAATTAGCGGAACTGTACAATCACGTTGTGTGATTACAACAGATACACCTGGTACATATGGTAACCCAAACGCTTACACACTTACGACTTCATCATCAGATGGTGGTGTACAACCAATAGTAAGATATGATGTAACACTAGCAGATGCTTATTATGCGCAAATTACTACACCAACATCATTTAGTACAAGTCCTGCTCTTAGTGATACAGTAACTTGGACTGGATCAACCGAAGTGAGTAGTGTAAGTGATGCAACTGGTATGGCTGGTTATGAAAGTGCAAAAACAACATTCGGACAAACAACTCAGTTCGATTTAACTGCTACTGGTTCAACTTGGTTTAAATCGACTTCAGTTGCTACAAATGGTGGAAATAAAGCATTTCCTGGCGGTAATTATTCAGCAACAGTAGAAGCTGTGTGCGTAGCCAAATAAATGTATAAATATTTTATATCACTTTTGTTGATTGTTCTTTCATACAACGCTTTTGCGCATGAGATGACACCAACTTATCCTAAGTGGAAGTACGCTTATATGGATGACTTGCTTGTTACTCGTATGGAGGTTTTTAATAAAAGGAATGATGTTGAATATTACGAGTTAGGAGTGTTTGATAAAAACTGGAGGCCTATTCCATTTGTTTCGCAATATACAATTTTAAATATACCATATCTAGAACGCGTTGAAGTAGATGTTTATATTAGAGAAATTGACAAATTTAATGCTGAATACATATGTAGTAAGTCAAAGATGAAAACTGAAGATTTAAACTCTTCTAGCATTTCATCAAAAATATGTTCTAGATTCAAACATGAATAGGTATGAAAAAACTATTATTAATATTATCACTTTTATCCACTACTGCATTCGCTAATAGTAATTCTTTAAATCTTCAATTACCAAATGGTCAAAACAATTATTCTTCTGATAAGTTTAAAGCGGGAGATTTAGATTGTCAAAATGCCATTGGTGGTAGCACTAATTTAGAATTTGGCGTAACTGGCATTATTGATAATTATCAAAGCCCATTTGACGATAACACTGCTATAGGTAATAGTACTAAGGATGTTGGTGTATATGCAAGAATCACAATACCGCTTGACGGACCAAAAGAACGTATTAAC